TCTCTAACTGCTTTTTCTTGGTTTTCAAGAATAACAGTTGTAACAGCTCTCTTATAAGAATCTTCGATTTTTGGCAAATCTGGATGCTCTAGGACTGGCTGCCACTTTTCTTGTAAATTTTCAGTAAGATACATTTTTATCTCTCCTAATTATTGTTAATTTTAGTGTTCACCCTTAAGCTTTTAACTTCTTAAGGTTTCTTGTAATAGCGGCAGTATATGCAGCCATAGCATCTGAACTTGCTTCTACAACAGGTTCATTCGCCGCCACCGAATCAACTTCATCTTTAGACGAACTTTCTTCGATTTTCGTTTTAGGGAAGTAAGATTCTTTAATAGTTTCTAACTTCTCTCTAAATTTTGGTGCGCTATCAAACTCAACATTTTCAGCCATTGAAGCAAACTTCTCTTTTTCTGTATCTGCTAAGTCAGCAGAAACTTCAGCGACAAGATTTGTTCTTTCAGAAACATTTACTTCCTTAGTAAGATTTACATTCTTTTCAATCTGTTCGTTAAGTTTTCCTTCTAAATCTTTAACTTGATTTGTTAAGTCGTCTAGCACGTTATATTTTTCTTCTGGAACATCAATATAATGTTCTTTGAAAAGGTCCTTTAAACCAGTAATGAAGTCCTCAGCAATTTCGGTACGAATACCTCTTTCAACTGCTAATTCATTTTCTTTCATCCATTCTTCAACAACGTAGTTTAGATATGAGTCAACTTTTTCGACCATAGCTTCTTTCATTGTTTCTTTTTCAGTTGAAAGTTTTTCTTCAAATTGTGATTCAAGGATCTTTGTCTGTTCTTTAATTCTTGTTCTAACAGCAGTTTCAAAAATTGTCGCTGCCTTATCTTTGAATTCCTCAGATAAGTCTGCGTCAGTTGAAACTAATGCTTTAACATCATCAGTTAGGTCAATGTCCATTTCAGAAGATTCAGCAGTCTCAGCAATTTCATCGCCTTCAACTTCAACTTCTTCTTCTTTCATGCCAGATGGTTTTTGGTCTTTTGGTAAAGAACCGTCTTTCGCATCTTTATTAACCTGATCTGATACTTTCGATACCTTTTTCGTAGCGTCTGGGTTACTGTCAGTTGGTTTAACAACTGGAGCACCAAGATCCTCTGCGTCATTTTTAAGGTGAGTAGGTTCAGATGCCACAGCGTCTTTTGTAATTACGCTAGGTGCTTCTGAAATTTCTACTTCTTTCTTTCCTTCAGTTTCAGACATTCGGTCTCCTTTAAAAATTAATTAATTTTTACTTACTATTATTTATACAAATTACCATTTTAAACCCTACGCTTTTTTATTATGCTGCGTAGGTTTATTTTAGTTTAGACATAAAGTCAGCAAACACTTTAGACTTAACCTCTGCTAATTCTGAACGTCTTGCTTTCTTTATTTCTGATTTGTATTGTTCAACCGTTACACTTTTCAGCATACCGTTATCCCATACCCACTCTTTGCCTTCCATGATACCTTCTACGAAAGCGTCAGGCGCTGAGGGGTCTGCTACTATATCAGCAGCAGTCGCAAGATAAAAGTCTTTTCCAACTAGATTTCTACCACCTTGTTGTTGAATAGAACCCATACCTCTTGATGATACACCTAGTACAGCACCCTCGTCAATTAAATTTTTAACGATTTTACCATAAGGAGTATCCATGATTTTTGCTTCACCGATGAAGTTTTTACCTTCTGGTTTTAAACTAGTAATCATGTGTGAAACTCTTTCAAGATTCACCGTTGGTCCGTCAGGATGTCCTAACTCACCAAATGCTCTTTTCTTCTCAATAAATTCTTTACTATATCTTCTAACTTCTTTTGCAAGTGTTTCAACTGGATAAACTCTGCCATTACGGTTTTTGATATCCGCTTGCATAAAGACACCCTTAATTTTGTAATCTTTTTTACCGTTTCTTTCTTCGGTTAAGACCTGGACATCTTCAATAGTTTCTGTAATTAGTTTCATTTCTCCACCTTTTCTTTTTGATTATAGACTTTATCTACAATACCTTTTTTTAATTCTTCTCTTTTAATTCCATACTTCTCAACAAATGCTTCTTTAAACTTTTCTGCTAAAGTTGCCTTTGATTTAGTTCCTACAATTCTTTCAAGAATTGCTCTTGTCTTATCACCTTTTGCCATTATCTTATTTCAAGGATAATCGTATAGTTATCACCTGCTACGAAACCTTTTGTTGATAATAAAATATCACCTGCAGGTGATGTGTTTGCTGTTAATGTTGCGTTGTTAGGAATACTATTACCAGCAGTAAAGTAATCATGGAATCCAGTACCTGAGAAAAATCCTATTGTTGCATTAGCAGCACTTGTGCCACTACCTGCAAACAGTAATTCAACTCCTGATTTACCATTTGTTGTATTAATTGACCAATATATTTTTGCTAAAACTCTTTCAGCATCTTCGGTCATAAAATTCAATGCACTAGCATCCATCTTTGTTACAAGTGTTTCACCTGAACCATCACTTATATTAGTAAACTTCATAACAGTTTTTGTGCCAACTGTATCTACTATTGTTTGACTTGTTACAACATCTGCCATTAATTATTTCTCCTAAATTCTGTTACTAACAGATAACTCTTTACAAGAGCATCTGTTGTTATTGTCATCTTCTTATCATCACCAAACTTTAGTTGACCGGGTCTTAAACCATATTTACCAGTCAACAATAATCCACCTAGTGGCCCATCAGTTTCTTCACTATCAGCACTAAACAATAATTTTCCATTCTTACCTGGAAACTTATTTATGATCTGATAATGACACTCAATCATACTCACTTTAGATTGATTAGTACCACCACTTAACTTTTCAGCGTCAACGATTACTTGGTCTGTTTCGCCTCCTACACCCTCAGATTTTACTATGTATTTAGAGGTTGTATCCACAATCGTTGTATTCTTAATTGTCATAAGAATTACGCTGTGAAGTTTTCGTCTTTTCTTAATTCGATAAGCACACTACCAGAAGTTCCAAAAGCACTTAACTCTAGGTCTCCTGAAGTTGCACCAGTATTTGTTGCGTTATTCGTAATCTTACCAGCAGTACCATCATAGTGACCTGTACCTGCAAGTTGAATTGCGATAGTATCTGATGAAGCACCTTTAAATTGTATCTGTACATGACCTGTATTGTCATCAGCAGTACCTTGTACTAAAGACCACCATATTCTAGTGATATCTAATTTTGCCCCATTAGCATGTCCTGATAAACCACTTGCGTCTAATATGTTTGAATTAGCAGTAGTGTTATCATCCATATTTACTAGAACAGTAACTTTACCACCTGACGCACCACCAGAAGCTTCTACTACCGTATCTCTTAGCGTTCTTGTTGCAATTGCCATTTTTTATTTCCTTTACTTTATACTTTCGTTATCAAAATAATCTTCAATACTATTCACACTAACATTGTGTTTACTTGCAACCTGTTTGATAATACCATCAATTTTTCCTACAATTGGATCAGGTGCTTTGTTTATCATAGAATAAACATCACGAATAGCGTTTCTCATTTTGAGCGATAGTTTTTTATATTCTATCGTTCCTTCAGGTCCACTATACCTGCGTTCATTTACTTCTCTACTAAGCTTGTGAAACGACAGGTTCATTTTCTTGTTCCATCTCTTGTTCACCTTCTTGTTCAGCAGGTGATTCACCATCTAATGAAGAATTGTCTGCTATATCTTCTTGTTCTAAAGCAGAATTTAACCAATCATTCGCAACGGTTTTTCTCTTATCATCTAATGCCTGACCAATCTTATCAGTTAAAGCACTTTTAAAAGAGTCTTGAGCAGCAATATTATCGCCATCAACCAATGAATCAACCATGTTATTTACATGATTAACTTCAGGTGTTTCGGGTTCAACTGCCTCAACATTATCGTTCTTTATGTTTTCATCTTCAATCATTATCATCTCCTATATTTATATCTGGTTCTTCACCGTCTGTTTCCATATTCTCACCTTGCGGTGCAGCGATAATACCAGTTTTGATTTCATCAGCAATCTGTCTGTCAATTTCCATAATATCCTCATCAGATTGTCTTAGAATATTCTTACGAATATACTCAACTGAATAATATTTTCCTACATAAGGTCCTATTTGATCAGCAAGATTTATTCTTTCTCTTAAAATTTCTGCATTTTTAAGTTCAGCAAAGTAACCATCTTTTAAGAAAGAATATTGTATATGTTCTTTTAT